TGGCGGGTATATACACGCGTATAACCTTCTCAAAGACAATCATCTAATTGATCCCCTTACTCTAATGGAAGAAAGTAGAACTATTCACTAATGCTTGAGATAAGCAGGAAAGATGTTACGGCATCAAATCTTATGGATTATGATGCTGAAACGCGATACATAAAACTACCTGTCAGAGGGTACTTAGATTTACTTGATATAGATCCCATACCTTCACAAACAGCTCTTATTAACGCCATTAACAATCCCAAATATAGATTTGTTTGTGCCGCCTTATCTAGGCGACAGGGCAAAACTTACATATCAAATGTAATCGGTCAGTTAATGGCTCTTATTCCCAATACTAATATATTATTAATGTCACCCAACTACTCATTATCACAAATTTCTTTTGATTTGCAACGAAATCTTATAAAACACTTTGACTTAGAGGTTACAAGAGATAATGCGAAGGAACGTATTATTGAGTTATCTAATGGATCGACTGTAAGAATGGGTTCAATTAACCAAGTAGATTCCTGTGTTGGTAGATCATATGACTTAATAATCTTTGACGAGGCGGCGCTCGTTGATGGCAGAGATGCTTTCAATGTAGCACTAAGACCTACACTAGATAAACAAAATAGTAAAGCTATCTTTATTTCTACACCTAGAGGAAGAAATAACTGGTTTTCAGATTTCTATAATAGAGGCTATAACGATGAATACCCAGAATGGATCTCAATTAGAGCAAGCTATCACGAAAACCCAAGGCACGCGAAATCAGACATTACTGAAGCTAGGAAAGCGATGTCCGAAGCCGAATTTAATCAAGAATACCTAGCCGACTTTAACGTTTACGAAGGACAAGTATGGAATTTTAATCATGAAAGATGTGTATCGGACTTATCAGAAATTGACACTAGCAAAATGGATCTTTTTGCAGGTCTTGATGTCGGGTACAAAGATCCTACAGCGTTTTGCGTCTTGGCTTATGATTGGGACTCTGAAAAATATTACCTTGTGGACGAATACCTTGATGCAGAACGTACCACCGAACAACACGCCATCGAAATAAGGAAGTTAGTAGAAAAATGGGATATCGACTGGATCTATATCGATTCAGCGGCTCAACAAACTAGATACGATTTTGCACAGAATTATGATATATCAACAATCAATGCAAAAAAATCGATCTTGGACGGCATAGGTCACGTAGCAGGAATTGTAGATAATGAAAAGCTAATTGTAGACCAAAGAAGTGAAGAGGCTTTAAAGGCATTAGACCAATATCAATGGGATCCAAACCCTAATTTAATGAGAGAAAAACCAAAGCATAACGAGTTCAGTCACATGGCTGACGCTATTAGATATGCGCTTTATACATTCCAGGTAACTGCGACTACTTTTTAAATGACCATACCAAACAAAAAATATGTCTTGACAAAAAGGTTCATTTTTAGTATAATTATTTATAAGGCTGAATAATATGAATCTTAGGAGAGACCTGGTCAAATATGTAAGAGACAAAGCAAAGTCTAAGTATAGAAAAAGTACTGAATGTTACATTTGCGGTAGTAATAAAAACCTTGACTTTCATCATTTTTACAGTTTGACTGAATTACTAGAACGATGGATTAGAAAACACAATCTTAAGATTAAGTCGGCTGAAGAAATAATGCAGTTAAGAGACGAGTTTATTGAAGATCACCAAAAAGAACTTTTTGAGGACACAATAACACTTTGTCATACTCACCACTTAAAACTACATTCAATATACGGGAAAAAGCCCAAAATGATAACTGCAAAGAAGCAACCCCGTTGGGCACAGAAACAGAGAGATAAATATGGCTTGGTATGATAGACTACTAGGAAGAGAAGAAAAATTAAATCCAGCTCAACCCATGATTTCACGGGAAGAGGGTCTTACGGTATCTACTCGAGAGAATTCTACTAACTATAGAAACGCTTACGAACAACAAGAGGTTGTTAATCGAGGTGTAAACATGATAGTAGATGATGTTGCAGAAATACCTATAGACGTAGGGAGCAAAATAGCAGGAATTACCCCAGTAGTTAAAAATATTCGAAGATCAAAAGTTAATAATTTATTAAATGTACAGCCTAATCCTTTTCAAGACATTAGTTCTTTTAAAAGAAATCTTATAATTGATCTACTAATAGATGGGAATATATTTGTGTACTTTGATGGTGAAGGGTTGTATCAACTACCAGCAGAGAATGTAGAAATCGAAACACACGAAACTCAATATGTTACTAAGTATCTTTATGATGGACAGATAGAGTACACTCCAGGTGAAATTATACATATAAAAGAAAATTCTTTTAATTCAATTTACAGAGGAGTTCCAAGACTTAAACCAGCATGGAGAACTATGCAACTTTTAGGAAGTATGAGAAATTTTCAAGATAACTTCTTTAAAAACGGAGCAGTACCAGGTTTAGTACTAAAGAGTCCAAATACTCTTAGCGAGAAGATAAAAGAGAGAATGTTAGCAGCTTGGAGAGTTAGATATAATCCAAATACAGGCGGAAGACGACCACTAATATTAGATGGCGGATTAGAAGTATCAAATCTAACACAAGTGAGTTTTAAAGATTTAGATTTTCAACCAAGTATTGAAGCTAATGAGAAAATAATTTTACAAGCACTAGGAATACCTCCTTTGCTTTTAGATAGTGGGAATAACGCAAATATTAGACCTAACCATAGATTGTATTACTTAGAAACTATACTACCTATTGTTAAGAAAATAAACTATGCTTTTGAAAGGTTTTTTGGATTTGATTTACTTGAAGATGTAAGCAATATTCCAGCCTTGCAACCAGAACTACAGGACAAAGCATCATATTATTCCACTTTAGTAAACGGTGGTATTATGACACCAAACGAAGCTAGAGAATCCATGAGAATGGAATCAATAGAAGGAAACGATGAGCTACGTGTTCCAGCGAATATAGCAGGAAGCGCAGCAAACCCAAGTGAAGGCGGAAGACCTTCAGAGGACGAAGAAAATGACTAGACAGAAAAAGATAGCAAAATCAATAGCCGAATATTTTGCCAAAAAAGGTAAAATTATGGACATGAAAGAGTATATTGCTGAAAGTGATACTCCACATAGAGCAAGAGCAGTTAGAAAAATAACTGGTTCTTGGGCTAGATTGATTCAATTAATTAAGGTGAATTTTCCAAAGGAATACGAGCAAGCTACTAAGCCAGCTCCAGCACCTAAGCCTGCAGCAAAAGCAAAAGCTAAAGTTGCAAAAAAGGGGAAGTAAATGAAGAAAATATTTAACTTAACGTCAAATTTCAAAGCGTTAGATGAGAATGAAGATGGAAGTATTAACATAAAAGGCTATGCCAGTACTAATGATCAAGATAGAGCGGGAGACGTAGTTCATCCGTCAGCTTGGAGCAAAGGTGGTATAGGTAATTATGAGAATAATCCCATTATCCTTTTTAACCACGATTATCATAATCCTATCGGTAAAACAACTGAGTTAGGTGTTGACGAAAGAGGATTAAAGATAAAAGGTAAAATATCTAAGTCAGCAGGAAAAATTACAGAACTAGTTAAAGAAGGTGTACTTGGCGCATTTAGCGTTGGTTTCCGAGTCAAGGACGCTGATTATATAGAGGAAACCGACGGTTACAGCATAAAAGATGCAGAGCTTTTTGAAATTAGTGTGGTATCAGTACCCGCTAATCAAGCCGCAACTTTTTCTGTAGCTAAGTCTTTCGATTCAGAAAATGAATATGAGAATTGGAAGAAAGACTTTGTCAAAATAACTGGTCAATCTATTGACATAGATTCACCAGAAGAAACAGTCAATCAGACTGTAATCAAGGAAACGGAAATGTCAGAAAATAATGAAAAAGATTTCAACCTTGAAGAATTTGCGAAAGAAGTAGCTAGAAAAACTGCTACTGAAATTGCAATGGCACAAGCTGAAAAGCAAGCTAAATCTGATGCAGAGGCTCAAGCAGCCGCTGACGAAGCAGAAGCTGAAAATGCGCTAATTCAAGAGAAGAAAGCTGAAGTTGAAAGCATAGTCAAAGCAGGAACTGAAGGAGCAGAACGTTTAATGTCTGATCTAGAAGATCGTGTTTCTAAAGACTATTCCAACTTAGAAACTGTTGTTGAAGAACTGAAAGCCGAACTTGCCGAAAAATCTGAAGAAATTGTTAATATTCGTGAGTCAAAACGAGTTTTTGCTACTAAAGGTAGTACAGACTGGAAAGATGCCCACGCACAAGATATTGACGATGCATTTATGCTAGGAAAAGCAACTGGACGCGGATATGAAACAAAATTCGCACAAGGCGTAATGGAAAAAGTTAACGCCATGTCAGGTGTTGCTGTATCTTCAGCAGATTTCGAACAAGAAGTTTCTCAAAATGTAGAAAGAGATATTCAAAATGAATTAATTCTCGCTCCTATGTTTAGGGAAATTCCTATGAGTGCCGCAACTATGATCATGCCTGTACTACCAGACTCTGGTTATGCCGAATTCACTGGCAACCAAGCAGCAACTGGCTCTAGTCCGCATGGTAACTTAGCACAAACAGGTGATACTTATGGTTCACCATTTGGCGGTATTGATATGACGGAAAGATCTCTCTCAACTAAAAAACTTATCTCAACTAGTTATCTTGGTAACGAAACTGAAGAAGATGCAATTATGCCAATTCTTCCTCTAATTCGTGAATCAATGATCAGATCTCATGCTAGAAGCATCGAGTCTGGACTACTCGTTGGTAACCTTGCAGATGGACCTTTTGGTACATCTAATGCATGCTTTAACGGTATTGTCTCACTCGCATCAGCGGATAGTGACAAAACACAATCAAGCACAGCATTCGCAAGTGAATCACTTACAGCAGCTAATCTATTAGCAGCACGTAAGAATATGGGCAAATATGGTGTTAACGCAGCAGATGTTGTTTATATCGTCAACCAACAAGAATGGTTTAACTTAATGGACGATGCAGAATTTCAAGATGTCAACTTAGTTGGCGCTGAACTAGCATCTAAAGTTAAAGGAGCAGTAGGTATGGTCTACGGATCACCAGTTGTTCTATGTGATGAGTTCGCTACTCCTGCAGTAAGTAAATATTACGCAGTAGCAGTCAATCCTAAGATGTTCGCAATGGGACGTCTCAGAGGAATGACAATTGAAAGCGACTACGAAGTTGTTAACCAACGCAGAGTACTTGTGGCTTCACAAAGAATTGGCTTCATCGATATCATCGATGGTGTTACTTCTAAATGGGCACTACAATACAAAGCGTCTTAAGCTGGGTAATCTGGGAGGTTTATGCCTCCCAGATTTTTTAAAGGAAAAATCACATGGATCTATGTACACTCGCAGAGTACAAAACTTACAAAAAGATAGAGCATAATAAAGACGATAGTCAATTAAATGCTTTAATTCCTGCCGTAAGTAAACTAGTCAAAACTTATACAGCAAATGCTATAGTAGACTATGCTATCGAGGATAAAGTAGAAATTTTTGATATTCCTGATAATTATACTTCAGAAATATTTTTAACAGAATCTCCACTACTAAGTGTAGCTTCTCTAGAAGAAAGAGAGTCAATCGCTGATGATTATACTACTCTAACTGCAAATACTGACTATTATGTAGATGCAGAACATGACCGTCTTTATAGAATAGACGGCGAAACAAGTACTAAGTACTTCGCGAAAGGCTTCGCGTCAATAAAAGTCACCTACCGCGCAGGTTATACTGAATGTCCTCAAGATTTGCAACTAGCTGTTTTCGATTTAATTACTTATTATCTTAAAGAAGAATATAAAGGAAGAAGATCAATGGCTGGAGCAACACTTCAGAATGACCCAACATCAACCTTAAAAACTGATATTGGGTTTCCAGACCATATCAAGCGCGTACTCGATTTGTACAAAATTATAGATGTAACTTAAAATGAGTTTAGAAAACCTCACCAAGACTGGAGACAAACTAGGAAATCTCTATACCCGAAAGTTAAAGAAAAGAGAAAAAGATCCTTTTAGACTTTCTTTACAAGCGTACGCTCCACAAACAGCAGCACAAGACTTAAATGTACTTAAAAACGAAATTAGAGAATTAAGTAAAGAACAAGCATCTAAAGATGTTAATGGAAATCCAGTAACTACACTACCTGTTCTAACTCTTAGTGAAGATAAGTGTGTAAGTTTATATAAAAGTATATTTGAGAAGTATAAAGATAGCCAAGCTACAAACACTTTTAATGGTAAGAAAAAAGGAACAGACGGAGTCCTATTAGATAAAAAACTTTATAACGAGCTAATAAAATCTGCAAAAAGTGCTGTTGGATCCGGAAATTGGTTAATTGCTCCTTGTTGGAATCTAAATTCTTTTGATACTAATGTTAAAAAGAAATATGCAGACGAACTTGCAAAATTAGAAATACAAAATAGAAAAGGTTCGAGTAGAAAAGCAGATGATGTAGAGGAATCTTTTATATCAAAAAGACTAACAGGGTTTCAAGGTGGTCATGTTCCAGGAGGACCAAATAAAGGTCAAGAATATAGACCAGGCACGGGTTTGACTGATTATGAAAAAACTGAAACAGGTGTTCAATTAGGTCATGGAGATAAAGGACAACCTACTTTTGCTTATAAATCTGACGAAGCAAAACAAATAATAAGAGATGCAGAAGGTTTAGGTAATGAAGATAAACTCAGATTAATACAAAAAATAGAAAAACAAGAAGAGAAATTAGGGATACAAGTAGAACATAAAGAATATGTAACTATGGATGGACTGAAGAAGAACTATAAGTTTTTATTATTTACAGGTCAAAGGACAAAAGAAAATGTAAAAGACCAAAAAGAGGAAGTTGCAAAAGGTACTGAGATGGCTAATTTTATGGTTGACCAGGTTATGTCAGATCATGACTCAAAAATAGATAAAACTATAGGATCTTTAATACTACATAGATTAACAAAAAATAATAAGGGTGTAAGAAATACTAGTAAGAGACATAAACCAAAAAGAGTAATTAAAAGCAAAGAAAAAACACCTCGCAAAGATACAAAATATACAACCAAAAAACGAAGAGCAATAGCGGTTGGAGGAGCCTTTGATATAGGAAGATTTGCAAAAAAAGTTGTAGTAGGCAGTAAAAAAGTAAGGAAACCAAAATCTACACTTCCCGCTGTTGGAACGGCAGGAAGCCCATTACAAGCCTTAGCTATACTCAATGCTTCTTTAGAACAGGCGATCAGAGATAATATGGGAGGTTCAGCACTACATAATAGAACAGGGCGATTTGCTAGTAGTGTTCATGTTCATAATATTGCACAAACAGCAGGAACGGAGGGTACAGTACAATATAGTTATATGTATAATCCTTATAAGGTATATGAAGGAGATGGCACTAGAGATCCAAGACTATTAATAGATAAAACTATTAGAGAACAAGCAGCAGAAATGGCACTAGGTAGATTTACAACACAGAGAGTATAATGGCAAGAGATAACACAACAAGAAGAGGAGCTATATTAACAGCTTTGGCAACAGAGTTTAAAAATATTGA